ACTCATAATTACTTCCTATTTAGCCCTCTGTATGTAAATGATATATCTACTAATTTGAAATCTTTACATGTTGTATTTGTTACATAACCAGGGTCCCAACAAACTTTTATTTGCACCTTAGTACCTATAGACTTTTTAGGGAAATCAAAGTGCTGTTGTAATAACTTCTTGTTTGTCTTTTTCAGGATATGCCCTGAGTAGTTTTTATAAAAATCTTTATCTTTAAACTTCGTCCATGTGTTTTGATTATCAATCTTAAAGTAGACTCCCAATGGAGATAATCCATTACCATGTATTGCGTAAGTTAAGCTACACCTACTAAAACTTTTAGTCATAGAAGGGTCATTAAAATCAAACAGCTTTGTTTCCAAATTGGAATTAGACTGAACATTCTGTCTTGTTTTTGATGTTGTTTTAATTACTAATGCCATTATGCGTTCGACATGTTTTCGCCTGCGTCTGTCTCTATTGGAGCTTCATAAGCATTATATTTATTATTTCTATCTTTAAAGCTTGGTCTATTACTACTACTTTCAGTAACTGAATCATCTCCAGTACCTATTTGAGCCCATAATAAATGACCTGATGCATCATTAACAAACCCAGTTTTCTGGTCTGAAGAATACATTTTATCAGTCTCTGTAAATGCCCTTGTATTAAAGCTATATATTAATGTCTTAGGATTGTTTACAACATCTTGACAAATATGAACTTGATTCCAATATGCATCATAACCTACATGAGTTCTTTCATTATAAAAGGTTTCCCATACACGCTTACTTATAGTACTTCCTTGTTGGTTTTCTGTAAGTTTATCTAGCTTTTGACCATCGTAAGTATAGATACCACTTCTACTTACCCATAAAATACCATAAGGTGTTTTGCATATTTGGTTATCTCCATCTACACCTACATGGTCTATAGTCCTTTCAATAACTTCTCTTGATTGACCATTTTCTAAAATCTTTACGCCCATAATGGTTAGAGACCTCTTCTTGAATTGAAGTAGTTTATTACCTGCTACAATCAAACAAGTAATTTCATCTCCATCATTAATTGTGGCTTCTATTAAGTTATCTACAGAAACAGTATCATACATACCTACCGCAGATTTAACAATACCATCTGGATAATATGTTAATAAGTTGTCTGTATTCTCTAATCTAACATTACCATAGTATGCTCTCCTGTTAAATACACAGGATGTTTTCCAACCTGAACCTAGATTTCCAAATCCAATAGGTATATCATGTCGTATTCCATACTTATGAAAGAAAGATATTGCAGGAGGAGTAGTATATATTAATGTTTCAGCTAAAGAATGTGTGTCATCTGACTGAGAAAACCAGGCATTAGGATGACTAACGCCATCTCCATCCACATATTGATGGTCATGTAATGGTTTCCAATCTCCAGTAGCTTCAGAACGCCATCCTTTTGCTAAATCTATCTCAGCTAATTGTAGTAAGTTATTTGCATCATAATCTGTAAACCTTCCCCATATTTCAATGCCTTTTAATCTTGCGTTAATTAACCCAGTAGAGCCATCTCCACTTACTAATCTTCTACCTAATGCAAATCCTATTCCTAAAGCGCATTTTGTATCAGCATCTACTTGAGGAGTCATAGAAAACTCTTTTATTTCTACTGCATTACCTGAGTTTTTATATGTTTTAAACTTTTGAGGCTGACTTATTGCACCTCCTACATAAGTATAATTCCACCATACTTCAACTATCTCTGCTTTTCCAAAACTACCATCCATTAAGGAGTGTCCACTTAAATCACTACCATTCTGCTGTTTGCCATCTATCCATTCTGCAAATACTTTTATTCCTTGCTGATGGGGGCTATACTCTCCGTGCTGTGGGAAATCTATGGTTACTTCACTTGGACTATCTTCTTCATATTTAAAATTACTATATGTTTCGTAGATAGTATGTAGCCATTGTCCTTCTAAGTTTCCACTATCATGTATCTTAGTATAAGGTGTAGGCATTACATCGTCTTCGTAGAATCCACCTTGTGGGTCACCTTGGTCATCTACATTGAAATTTCCATCTACATACACATGATTGTTTAAATCTAAATACCCAAACCACTTAGGTTTATTATTTGTATAAAAATTCTTATCTGAAACTCGTAGATAACCTTCTGCGTCTGAAAATGCCAATGCAGTATTCTGTGATACATTTGTATCGTTTCTTAAATCAAGATTCCAATCGTTCCATTCATCAGCATCTATTCTATAAACTGCAACTTGAGCATTTTGTCCTGCTACAGCTAATAAATTATCAAAAGACTGACCTGTTGTTAATTCTACATTTGCTTCTCTAACTGTTTGTTGAGCAGTTACGCTTTTAATACCATAAGGTGTAGGGGTATTTACGTCTTGTTCAAAGGTTACTTTTTCTCCATCATCAGCCCAACTAAACTTAAATGGTGCTAAATCAGCATCATTGTTTAATTTCGCTTCTAAGGCACTAAAAAGACCAGTCCTTATATCATATGCATCCTGACCTATTTCATGCTCAAATGAGGCTTGTAGAGTCTTTTCTTCGGTATGTTCTGAGTTAGAATGAAATACTATAGTAAGTTTGTAGTTTACATTCTGATTATTAGGTACATTTTGTAATTCGTAGGTCCATTCAGAAAAAGCTCCAAACTGCTTATATTCATCAAACACATCTGACCAAAACATAACCCATTCTTCATCATTTTCTTCCCATCCATCTACATTGCCACTCTTATTAATCATATTTCCATCTGCTTCACCCATCATATTTGCTGTAAGTACTTCATTTGCCAAAGGAAGGGTTAGCATCTCTTCAGTAGGAGTCCCTACTAATCCAAATTCTCCAAAACCTACACTTGGATTTCTTTTTGGAGTCCAAAACTGAGCACCACTCATAGAACCTTGTAGGTTTACTAACTTTATATTCTTTCTACCCCAATATTCATGAACAATACCAAATCGCATTACTCTTCCAGTATCGTCATCATCTGCAGTAAATCCCTCTCGCCCTATAAGAGCGCTTAAATATGGAGTGTTAAATCTTGCAGTATCCGTATCATCAATATTTAGATTAATCCATTGCGTTGTTTCTGTACTAAATGAAATAGGAAAGTAGGTGCTTTGGTCAAAACTTTCTGGGAAACCTTTTTGAAATGTGCCCATTTGAGAATGAGTCATGTATTTCCACTCAGAAATATTATTATTGTAATCATCAAAAGCTTGGTCATAATTAGAGCCAGAACCATCATGTGTTCTAGTATTCCAAGCATGAATATGCTCTTCAAGTTGCTTAACTGTTTCTTGTTCCCTTACAAAAGTTTCACTTTTTCCACCACCAATACTTCCATCAAGAAATATAGCATCTAAAGGCATATCATTATCAGCATCTACTATACCTATAGTTTGCTGTAGGTTAGCTTTCATATTTGTTGTAAAAAACAATGTTCTAGCCTGATAAGCTTTCTGTACTTCTGTTACTACTGGGTCTACTATAACACTTGAATCTTGTGGAGTAAGAATAGATAAATGCATATCTGTAGACCATGCATGAATATTCTTAGACTTAATACTAGGTAAGTCCACTACAAAATCATTGGTAGATTTACTTTGAACTGCAGGGACAGTAGACAGTTTTCCAATGCCATCTGCTATGAGATTATTACACTCAGCTAACTGATTGTTCTTTAGGTTAGATGAAGCATAACCTTTAACTATGCCTCCACTAAAATCACTAACTAATTCAGTTAATTTAGCCACTTATAACATCTCCTCCATATGTTGTGACACCTTTGACAATATCCAACACCACAAGATTAAAATTGCCGTTTGCAAAGATATCCAGAATACCAACATTGTGAGTCCAATTAGTAGGACGTCCACTAAGATAATCTTTTGTCATATCTGTTAAACATCCCATTGAATACGCCATGTGCGGTCCACTAATGTGGGTGATAACTGCTTTTTGGCTGTCGTGTGTGTGACCATAGATGATGTTGCATCCCATTTGTAATGCGTGAGTTCTTGCATGGGCAATTCCCATGTAATGTCCTCCGTGGTATGCGTATAATTTGCTTCCAAACACTTTAATGACTTTACCATACGGAGCCCATTTATATCCTCGCTCATCAAATTTGAAGGCTTTTCTTGAGGTGTAATCTTCAAGGTATGGGTTTTCATCGACAAAGTAGTCGAACCATTTTTCATGATTTCCTTGGGTAAATTGTTTTTTCTTACACCCCACTTCTTCCAAAACTTCATCAATTCTATCCAAACCAAGATTCCCCTGCTTAATTTCTTCATCAATACTGGGAAGTTGGTATTCCAATGGTGGACGCTTTTTCTTACGCCATTGCCAATGGGAAACGGATTCGCCATCAATTACATCTCCTAATAGTAAGAATGCTGATGGTTTTACTTTTCTTAATACGTTTAAAGCACATTTAAATGCCTTCTCATCGTGGTTGGGAAAGTGGATATCTGGAAAGATAACTACTTGTTCTTTTATTTTCATATAACCTCTTAGTTTTGCCCACGATTAATCCAATAATTCAAAATGAACTAAATCGTCAAAGGAATTGTCCTTGGTTGTGCGTTGCCCTTTGTAGAGAGATGAGGCATTCCAGTCCCCTCCCCAACGAACCTTATAGCCTAGTCTATTTGCAATCGCTAAAACAAAACCTCCAAGATAGTGAAAGTCATCTCTTGCTTTCCAATCTATAGGGTATGGAGCAATATCTACTGCATGTCCTTTTACATGCTTTCCAAACTTTGTCTTGCTCTTACCTTGCTCAACCAATTCATTCTGCCTCTCCTGAGACCGAATTCCTTCAATTACTGTTATGTCAAAGTATTTAACCACTTCTTCTAAGAGGTGAACCAGTCTTTGGTCCACCCCTTTGAGTCTTGATTTACTTCTTTTACCTAGTCTTGGCATTATATTGTTGTTATTAACGCAAAGAGAATCAAACCTAGCATCCACCAAAGTGGATTCCAGAGTTGGTCTCTTTTACGCACCTAACTTCTTGCCAATAACTGCACAAATGATTTTCCAAAGAGCATTAAGTAGTTTCTCTTCGGTTTTCTCATTTATGAAAGGAATATCTATTTCCTTATTTAGTTGTGTGATTAAGTCTCCTTTGACTTCATCATCAAGTAACCATTCTGCCATCATTTTAGCAAACATACACTTCTCCTTAATTAAAGTATTTCATTACGAGGTTGACTATTATGGGCATTCCAATAATTGCTATTGTGCCTATAGTTCTTAATTCTATGATTGTAGATTCATGTTCAGCTACTTTACCATTCAGTTTTTCTAAATGTTTTTCTACTCTATGTAGCATATTAAATATGGTGCGTTGTCTTTCATCAAACTTCACCATCATTGCGTATAAATCTTTATTTCGATAATCGTCATGTGCAGGCATTAGTGTTTCCCATTAACTCTACTGAGAGAGCCCTTTACTTCTGAGACCTGATTATCCAGGTCGTTTATATTCCTATTTAGGTCGTCAAATTTTCTATCCATTCTCTCATCAGCTTTATTCCACCTTTCAATCAATTTGATTACCATGCCTTCCATGTTTTCAAGGGTTTCAGATTGCCCCTTGTTCTCTACTTTTAAATTTTGTAATGAATCTGCCTGCTCGTTGCCTCTTTTGTTCATAGAATACACCATGAACACAAACATTGCGCCCACCACGCCTATCATTCCTGCTTCTGAATAAACCGCTAAAAAGTCCACTACTTACCTCTTTTTTTCTTCCCCCATGAAAGAGGGTTGATGTTGAATTCTTTTTCATAAAAGGCGAGTTTTTCAGTTAGCTCTAATGTTTCCTTTTCTGCTTGTGCAATATGTTTATCAAGTAAGTTTTCAATTTCAACATTCGCATTAACCATCTCATTTTCAAGTGTTTTAATACGAACTTCAATTTGCCAATACCCGTAAACGAGCCCTGCAATAAGCAAGCAGATTTGTCCGAGCCATTTTATATTTAATGATAACACATAGTTATCGTCAATTAAGGCTCCTCTATAACTCCTTGCCGTCTTCGGTTTTGATTGGTCCTTCAATTACTTCTCCGTTCAGAGATTTTGTTAACAGACCCATCCAATATTCACGACCACCTGCCATTTGGTCTACATTGAACTTTGCAGATGCTAGTTTATTGTCCAAGTCAAGGACGTGATTAAAGTAAAACTTTTCCTCGTCTTTTAACTTATCCCACTCATAGTCTTTGCCATCTATGTTAACAAATCCGTCCTTTCTCTTTTTGGATTGCTTAGGTTTTGACATACTATTCCTTATTTTGCTACGTTTTCGATTTCAATTAACTCTGCTTTTAAGTCCTCTATCATAGCTTCAGTAGCTGTTTTAGAGTCTTCAAGCATTGCTATATCACCTTCTACTTGTTCGTAAGTTTTTTCAACTTTCATCGTAGTAGATTTGGTCTCTTTTACTTCAACAGAACTGGCTTTCCAGTTATCTGCATCAGTTTTTTTTGTATAGGTTTTAGCCATTACAACATTCTCCTGTTTTACATTTACATTTAGATTTTAAAGTTTCCACTTCGTTTTTCAATTCTTTTATGGATTCAATTAGGTAGGGAATCATACCTTGATAATTAACACTCTTATAACCTTCTTTATCTTCAGATGTTAATTCAGGTAAGACTTTCTCGACCTCTTGAGCAATAACACCAAAATCCTGGGCATTATCATCTTTCCATTTAAACTTCTTACCTTCTAATTTAGAAACCTTGTCTAGGGGTGTCTCAAGGGGTTGAATATCTTTCTTTAATCTTCTATCTGATTTAGACTGTGCTAACTTTCCATAGGTAACAGTACCAGTCACAGTTAAGTCTCTGTCCATCTGAACATTCTGCTTAAATGTTGAAGTACTATTCGCTAAAAAAGTACCATTAGCTTGAGTGTTTTTAAAGATTACATCAGCATTAGATGCTACATCTTGACCAATACTAAACTGTGTGCCTGATAATGTGACACCAGTACCTGCGCTATAAGTAGTATTTGTATCTGTGTTAACTACTGTACAATTAAAGGTAGTTCCAGATAGGGACATTCCAGTTCCTGCTGTATAAGTAGTATTCGTATCTGTAGTCTTATACCCTGCACCATTCGTTAATTGATTGTTATTTGTAGGTATAGTTGGTTTACCACTTAAAGAACTATATTGTATATTTGCACCAATCTGTTTTCCAAACTCTGCAGGAGTATAATATCTTATGTAGCCATCGTAACTAGCATAAATCCTAGTCATGGTAGCATTTGTTGAACCACTAGTAGTATGTATCCAACCTTGGTTTAGGTATCCATTACCATCAGTTCTTACTATTCTATTTGCTTGATTGTTTACAGTTCCACTTGTAATGCTTAAACCACTCAACCTACTAGAGTCGTATGCTGTACCTGATGTCGTGAGATAACCAGATAATGACTGATGAGATGTTAGATAGTTAGGGTTTGAACTTGGAACCCATGAAGGTGTTTTATCAGCATAAGTAGATATATTTCCACTACTAATCATTGTTTTCCAACCACTCCAACTGCCACTATATCTAGTTCTATAACTTACATTTCCACTATAATATGGAATAGCAAATTGAGTCATGTTGCCATAACCATCATTTCTACTATATTCAAAAGTAAATGGATGGTAATAATTACTAGTAGCCTCTGGACCATTTGTAGCATTACCTAGTAGTAATGTATATCCACTACCACTAATTGCATTTGAACTATGGTTCCAGTCTAAAGTCCCTGCAGTAGTTACTGCACCAAAACCACCAATAAGGCGATTATTAGACCCTATTGTTACTTGACCAGTAAATGTAGGAGATGCTTTTGTTGCATAAGCACTTAAAGATTGATGACTGGTTAAATAACCTGCACTTCCATGGTTACCCCAACCATATGCAGTATTCCAATTACCACTATTACCACCACTAGCATCAACTTGACCGCCCACTATAAGGTTATTACCTTTTAGCCTCATGCATAAAATTGTATTACTATCTACTGCTCCATTCGTAGTAAGTCTAGGATATTTATCAGAGGCATTACCCATTAAGAAAGCTAATGAACCCCAATCTTGACCATAAGCATTTGTTATCGCAAATCTTCTTTGTGCACCTGTCCAACTAACATAAGAGTCAAATTCTAAAAATCCCTCTCCTGCTAAATATCCACCACCACTATAAGGAAGTGAATGCCCTCTGAGACTTACTATATTAGGAGTGGATTGATGACCAGTTCCACCTAAGATAACTTTACCAGCGTCTATAGTTACTGTATCTGTTCCACGATAAGCAACAATATTATCCGTAGCTACATTTCCACCTATATAAATGTTAGAACTAAAGGTTTTATTTGTTGTAAAAGTTTCACCAGTACCACTTAAAGTTGCATATCCAGACAAACTTTGATGACTTGTTAAGTAACCTACTTTACTATGGTCTCCCCATGTGTAAGCTGAGTTCCAACTTGTAGAATCTCCACCACTTGCAGTAATTGTTCCAGTAGATTGAAAGTTTACATTAGCTCTTACTAAAGAATGGTCGCCAAGTACATCAAACATCCTTTTCCAAGAACCTGCAGTATTGTTTGTCCAAATAGATGTATGAGCTTGACCTACATCTATTGCACTATATGCTTTATTTTGTACACCATACCAAGTAGATACATCAGATTGCCCTGCACCACCATCAAAATAAACAGCCCTTGAACTTCCACTAGGAGCAACAAAAGCATTATTAAATTGTGTTCCTGCAGGAGTATTATCTGCACCAGTTTGTCTTATGTTTGATAAATGATTATTGTCAGTTGGTAAGGTAATAGAATTACCACTACTTATTGTAAGGGTCTTACCAGATATAGATAATGTTTGACTATCAGTTTGACTCTTTAAGAATCCTTGGCTGTTTACCCAAGATTGGGTTGCATACCCAGATAAAGATTGATGAGATGTTAAATACTTTTTGCCCTCTACCCATGATTCAGTTGCATAACCACTTAAAGATTGATGACTTGTTAGATAACCACTACCATTAGTTAATTGATTATTGTTAGTAGGTATATCAGTAGTCCAAGCAAGTGTTTTCCAAGCATTCCAACCTGGCTGATTATAAAATGTGGACCTAGTATAAACTCTTTGGTCTTGACCAAAAAGCATATGACTTCTTGAATGACCAGATTGTCCATAAATATCGAGTATTGTACCATAATTACTTGGTGAGCCACTCGCATAATCATTGTAAACATACCATAGTTTCAATGACATTGGATTATTATTAGACTTTGAATTGGTGCTATCACTTGCCCAAAGACTTCCATAATCATTAAGACTAAACTTGTACTGATTTATCCCAGTTCCAGTAAGATATGTATTTAAATCGCCATTTCCATACCCTGTATAACCCTGGGAAGTAACCCATGATTGTGTAGCGTACCCAGATAGAGATGGTATAGTTGGTTTATTTGATAAATCATTGTAGCTACCACTAAATGTTGAGTATTTTTGGTTCTGAACCCAAGACTGCGTAGCGTAACCACTTAATGACTGATGACTTGTTAGGTAACCTGCTGATGCATGGTTACCCCAACCATACGCTGTGTTCCAATTACCACTATTTCCATCTGAATGAGTATGGATTCTACCACTATTATCCCAATAAGAATCAGTCCCAGATACACCAACATAAAGTTTAGTAGCACTATCTGTTGCTACAACATGAGGCTCAGAAGTATTTGCATGAGAATATAGTAATAGATTTTTATTGTTGTTACGATTCTCAAGTCTTAATCTGGAATGAGACCCACTATCAATCATGATATTAGCATCCCAACCACCATCATTATTTGAAACATTGTCCCCTACATATAAAAATGGGGTACTAGCTTTTACATTAACTTGACCAGTAAATGTTGCTCCACTTAGATTAGCCTTTCCACTTATGTTTTGATGGCTAGTTAGATAACCTGCTCCATTAGTAAGCTGATTGTTATTAGTAGGGATAGTAGGCTTGTTAGATAAATCGTTATAACTACCGCTAAAAGTAGAATATTTAGCATCGGCATGGTTTCCCCATCCATAGGCAGTATTCCAATGGCTACTATTACCACCACTAGCAGATATCTGACTTGATGAGGTTATTGTATTAGCAACAGTAAGCGTATGTAAATTGGTAGTAGCATTGGTTTGTATGTAATAAGTAGTCTGATTATTGTCGTAGGTCTTTCCATTAACTTGCTTTCTCCAATCCCAAGCACCCCACTCACTAGAAAGAAATCCATAATTATTATGTGCTGAACCATACATCTGTAATACAAAATCGCCATTATTGTCTGAAAGATATATTCCACCATAGTCTGTTTGAGATGATTGAATTTCAAGACCCCCAGGATGACCCATGAGTCTAGACATAGCAGTATGTGTACTTGTATTTATATTTCCAGTAAATGTTGCACCAGATAAATTGGCTTTTCCGCTAATGTCTTGATGACTGGTTAAGTATCCTTGTTTACTATGGTCCCCCCATCCATATGCAGTATGCCAATTTGTAATTTGAGTAGAACTAAAATGATTCTCACTCCATTGCTTAACCCAACTACCCCAAGTGGAACTATTTGTACTTACTCTTGTCCAAATATTGTTATTGTCTGTGAATCCTATTTGATGTGATGCACCCCCACTAGAATCGCTCCAAGGATTAAATTGCATAACTCCATGATATGTATTTCCATCACTTAATCCATCAGCAGAGTTGCCCTTAAAATCCCACCTAACTTGTTTACCACCATTATAAGGCGAGACTACAGTATTTCTAGTATCGTTTACAACACCATATCGTGCATAATTAATTATGCCACTTGATGTTAAAAAACCCGCATCATTGACTAAATGGCTAGTGTTGCCAGGTATCGTTGGCTTATTAGTTAGGTCATCATATGAACCACTAAAATTTGAATAGGTAGGTAAAGATATACTATTACCTCCGCTAATACTTACTGTACTGCCACTTATTGATAATTGCTGTGAGTCTGTTTGGCTTGTTAAATATTTTTGGTTTTGTACCCAAGATTGCGTTGCATAGCCAGATAAACTTTGATGAGAAGTAAGGTAACCGCTCTTGCTATGGTCTCCCCATCCGTAAGCAGTCTGCCAATTATTAATTGAAGTTTGGCTAAAATCGTGTTCAGACCATTGCTGATACCAACTACTCCACGTGCCATTATTTTGACCTCTAACATACATCCTACCACCGATTCTCCAGTCTTGTGCAATTTGAGTTTGCCAATTTGCACTATATGCCATTGTCATTAATGAATGGTCTGTTCCAGGTGGTTTATTAGTTGCACTAGATGCAGAATAGTTAAAAGTTGCACCTGTGTTATCGCCTGCTGTATCTGGTGTACTTGTGCCTCTAACAGCAAGCACACTATTTACAACATGAGTTGGTTTACTGGTAAGTGAACTATAGCTTAATCCAGTTATAAACCCTGCTCCATTAGTAAGCTGATTGTTGTTTGTGGGAATAGTTGGCTTATTTGATAAGCTATTGTAGTTACCATCGAATAAAGACGGCTTATTAGTTAAAGAATTGTAATTGCCGTCAAATAAAGTTGGCTTATTAGTTAAGTCATTATAAGATACGCTACCTACAGATGTTATATAACCTGCATCATTAGTTAATTTAGATACGTTATCGCCATCTACCAGTAATTTCTTATAACTTGGCATTTAGTTTCTCCGTTTCCTTCTCTAAGGCTTTTTGAATTTTTTCATATATCTTAGCAAACATTATTGCATGTTCGCCTTTTATTGTAGCACCTGCCAAAGATGCCAAAATCACATTAAGCTCTTCTCCCTTTAGTTCAACCTTCAAGGAGCCCTCTGTGGATTTCTCCAAGTTTTTGAATAACATTATACGCCTGTTCTATTTCACTACCTTCAAAAGTAGATTTGCTAATAAGTTTTAATAGGAAATCCGTATCCCTAACCCCAAGCTTTATAGGCTTAGGGCTAGAGATGTTAGATTTTTTAGTTGCGTACTTAGACATTAACTAACTCTTAGATAAAGGTCTCCACCTACTACCTGAGTTCCACCTACTGGTACTGAAGCATCTGATGCAGACAAAGAAGAAGAAACTACTTGAGTAGCAATTCTATTTGCCTTAGCAGGAAGACTATTATCAGAGGCAAAGCCTACATTCCAAGCTCCATCATCTTCGTTCCAGTAAAACATTGCATTGTCTCCAGTTTTACCACGCTCTACTACAATACCTGCACTTACACTATTAGCACTTGCTCCTAAGTCAGAGTTAAGTACTACTGTGTTATCAGCAATTTCTAATACTTCTTTAGTAGTAGTTATTGTTGAGCCAGATACAGTTAAGTCACCTGCGATTGCAAAATTACCAGTAACCCCTGTGATAGCCTGAGACGCATCTACGCTTATTACACCAGAACTGTAACTTAAACCAGTTCCTGCTACATTTGAATCCAAGTCAATAGTAATGGTTTCAGCAGTTGCTTGGTCTGTAGTAAAGTCACCACCAGTAACTAAACCTTCACCTGCATCTATTGTTATTGTAACATTATTAGGTGCATCTTGGTTTTTCCATTCAAATATTTCGCCTCCACCTGAAGCTAAAAATTGTCCTGCTGTACCTCCAGATAAAGCTCCACCTTTACCTTCTAGGTTAGTTTGTCCTATTACGTTGCTACCGAGAGTTACGGCAAGAGCGACATCTGCACTACCATCAAAACTTTCACCTTTTGCGGTTGCTACATCGCCTGATACAGATAATGTTCTAGCCGTATTTAACGCTGTAGCTTTATCTGATAAGGCTGATGTTTGGGCAATGTGTCCACTCGAGTCCTCGACAACAACTTTTTTATATGCAATAGCCATATAGTCTCCTTACGTTGTTATTGTGTTGCTAAATGGATTTCTCCATTTATATTAACCAAATCACCCAAAACTGGTGAAGATGGTGCTGATGACACGGATGTCATACGTATTGTTCCGTCCTTTAATATTTTTAGATGTTCATCATTTCCTATTTTAAACGATACTTCTTCAGTACCTAATAGAATGTTTCCACTCGTAAGAGCAGTCTCTTTTCCTATTACTCCTGTTGTAGTCGTTACTGATGAAAATGAACCATCTCCTAAATTAGATGCAGTTATACTCCCAGTAACATTTAAGTCACCTTTTATCTCAGCTCCTGCTGTAGATATATATAATGCACTTGCACCACCATTGCCGTCATTGACTGCTTTTAGCGTTGCAGATAATCCACTATTAGGAGAATTAGCATCTAGGACAGTTAATAAATCTTTAAATGAATTTTGTATTTGAAATGAACTTAAACTAGCCATTCTTTAAGGTCCCTTGACTTGTTGTTTGGTTCTTAATTCCTGAATTTGCAGTAGTAGTACCTCGCATAGATGTTCTACCTATTTGTTCCCAGGTTCCACCTGCAGACCATAGTACTGGTTGGGCATTCCATTTAAATGCTCCATCACTAGGTAATGAGCCTCGATTTCCTCTTAATGCCATTTAGAAATCTGTTCCAATAATATTTATGGATGCTTCGTCACTTTTATGTGAGTTTGCTTCTTGTTTTCCTTCTGCTACAGACATTGAGAATTTTCTATGAAAGTAATCTGCTGTTTTTAATTCACCTTTCTTTTCATATCCATGTGCTATTGCCTTATAAGTCAAAGCTTCATGGAACTCTACAGGTATTACAGGAGACTCTAACATCCCAGTTTCTATTCGTACTCCATCTGTATTTTTAGAGCCATTCTCAGCAGAAACCATTGGGGAGTCATGTCTAGAACAATGCATAGACAATGTACCTGATGTAGGACCAGTAAAATCCATCCTATTTTCGGTATCTGCTATTGCTATTGAATCTTTATCTATCCAGTATACTTTCATTATTTATTCCCTGCATCGTTATCTGTTCCGCTATCGGTTTTATCATCACTACCAGAGTCATTTTTATTGGTATCATCATTTCCACCTGTGTCACCTGTGTCACCTGTGTCATCACCCTTATCATCATCTCCTGAGGAGTCATTTCCAGTATCATTTCCTGTGTCATTTCCTGTGTCATTTCCTGTGTCACCTGCGTCATCGCCTTTATCGTCATCACTAGAATCATTACTACTGTCATCTGAAGAATCGTCACTAGAGTCATCTGAAGAATCGTCTGAGGAATCGTCACTACTATCATCACTAGAATCATTTGTATCACCATTGCTATCAGTACTATCATTGGTGTTGTCATTATTAGAATCATCTGAACTATCTGTACTATTTTGAGTATCATCAGTACTGCTATCAGTAGTATTATCATTACTAGATGAACTTTCAGTACTATTATCATTTTCATCATCAGCAGGTGGTTCATCTCCACCTCCACCAGATGATTGCTGTACTATATCTAAATCTTGTGTATCAGGTGGGCTTAGTAATCTGTCAATTCTTTTATTGTCAAAATAAACTAGGTTTATAGAGACTATTTCATCATCTATCGTATACCATCTAACACCATTTGTTATTGGCTTATCGAATACACCTCTTAAAATCTTTGTCTTTTTACAGAACTCTCTTAAAGCTTGATTAATATATACTCGTATTTCATTTTCAAGCATATTGGGGTGATGAGTACGAACTAACTCTACCATTTGTTCTTGAGTTAATCCATAACCATAACTCGGAGAATTGTCTGTAGTTGAATTAGCTAGAGCCATCGCTACCTCCTGATACTGGTGTACCTCCTAATCGTACAATTTCTTCATTGTACATCGTCTGTATATTTAATAATTCTTGTTGTGCTACATGTGCTAATTCAATATCTTCATCATCATGAATCATTTCATTCATTTTATGCTGTAACATTCTTAACCCTGCGCCTAATACTACGGCATATTCTGCAGTATCTGGAAAATTACCGATAGCAGAATCAGACCATAAAGGGGATGGGTAAGCATTATAGTCAACAGTACCAGGAAAGGACCCATTAGGGTCTGGTTTAATAAATAACTTTCCACCAGTCTGAACTTGTCCTTCAATGTAATAGATAGGACTTCTTTTTGTTGGTTCATATATACTTCCTGAGTTTGCTTGCATATGCTTTTTCATTTCCAGAGGCATTTCTACTGCGCCATAACCATCTCTAAGTACTTTTAATACTTTCTTATCTGTAACGTCTAATCCACCATCACCAGATATAGTAATCTTGATAGAGTCTCTAATTAAAACTTCGTCTGGTAATGCAAGTAATACTGCTCTTGCAGATTGCTTTAGGAAGCTACTTATCATATTTCTATAAGAAGTGATATTAGAAGAACCAGTTGTGGTTGATGTTCCTGCTATATTTTCTATTTTTTCTAGTAGTGTCATATTCCTAAGGCGAGGGAGCACCCGAAGATGCCCCCTCTAGTTGTTTCCTTGTTACGGAGTAACCATTATTGCGTGAGACTCAATCATGCTAATACCAACGCCTTCGTCAGAGAAGTACTGGTCTTTAACATAGTCAGCATCATTTTCTTGTATTGATGCCTGAAACTGAGGTGCTCTATACTGAGCATGAAACAGATTTTCAGAATCAACAACAACCATGTGCTTATTGTAAGGTCCACGTAAAGCAGGAGTAGGAATTAACTGCAACATTCCATGAGGTGTTTCAAGGACTCTGTAATTGAATCCAAGAGCATCTCTTTTCATGTCGCCAAGATTAACTACCCATCCGCTCTTGTCAGCGAAAGTAGAACCGCCTGATGTATTACCAAGCTTAGACCAATATCCAAGAGCTCCTGCACCAACAAATGCACGCTTCATGCCTGCAGTAGGTACATACTGGAATATCTTTTCCATATCATCTACAAAGCCTGCATAATTATAGTCATCTCCACACTCGAAGATGTTCTGTCCGTACCCAGTCTTAGAGCCATGCTCCATAACTGCAGGGATAATACCCATTGTTGAACGAACTGTTCCATCATCTGTAGATACAGCTTCGATATTAGCGAAATCACCACTAATTCCTTTAGGGTTAGAACCAAATAAGAAAGCTCTTTCTTTCTGTATTTTATGTTCTGCTGATTTCTGGTCTCTTAGCCTAGCTAACTCTTTAGATTCACCACGTAAAGATGCCTGCAACAAAGTTCCAGTAATCTGTAGAGGTGTTTTGAATATCTGAGTAGAGTTATAGACTACTTCTAGTTCATCACTCCAAGCTTTTGGAGAACGAGCTCCTTCTGCTTGTGCGTTACCAATAACAATAAGTATATCGGTATCTGCTAGTGTAACTGCGTCAGATGATAAATCTTTTTTAGTAAGACCTGAGCCATCATTAGCTACGTCTGTTATTAAGATTACACCTTTTTTAGAAGCATAAGATGCTTCCCACACTTCACACTCTAAACCAATTAGGTTTTTTCCAATCGCAATTCCATTAGCTGATGCAACATTATCTACTGCATCTAATACTAACTCTTGCTTCTGCCAAGGGTTTCTGTGTTCAAACATTTTGAAAGTAGGGTCAGCCATTCCAGATATTGTGCCTTGATTAGCAACAACAGTAAGAAAAGGCGCTACGTCTGTCCAAAGTTCTTTTACAACATTTGGACGAATGTAGAAGTCCCGTCTTTCATCATAAAGAACACCTGAGGACCCGAGGGATTTCATTCCACTTGCTTCGCCTGCCATTTTATTTTCTCCTTATGAGGGGTTTATTTTCTATTCGCCATCAAGCCCAGGTTAAACAAATCCTCATCAGAGAAATTTGGAGTACCTTCACCATTCTGCACAGCAGTTGGTGTTGGCACTTGCATCCTCTTCTGTTGATTTTGCATAGCCGTGACTTTTTGTTGAGTTACAACCTCTTGCTTTGATGGAGCATGTCTGAGTCTATCAAGTTGGACAAGATTATCTAAGGTGATACTTTCTGGAGATTGATAGTACTGCATAAATTCAGTAGCTCTCTCATCTGTATAACCATATTGACTCATTAAAGATGATTTCATATTAAGATTAGCTTGTTCTGCTTCCCAGGCTTGGCGCTGTTGAAGAACTTGGGCTTCTTGAGCCTTAATCTGTTCTACTCTGGCAAGTTGCATGCTATCTTGATAATTGAACATATCATCTCTATACGAGTCTAATGCTTGTCTATATTTGAATGACTCTGATTCAGTATCCATTACTGCTTCAGTTGCATCGTAGTTCATTGGTTTGGTTGGACGCTCTGGTTTCTTTGGTAATTCCGCAGATTTCTCTTGTGAGGGAACCTGAGGGTTATCACCAGAAAGTGACCTTGCAACATCTTTAAGTGTGTCTGGGTTTTCTTGAATATACTCTGCTATAGGAGCAATCTTCTCATACTCAGCTAACTTCTTAGACATGTTATCAAATTCACTTGCCTTTTGGTCGTACCGTGATTGCCAATACTGATAACGATTCTGGTCGTCACCTGCATTCTCTGGCGTTTCCTGTGTTCCCACAGGAGCTTCCTGATTTGGGACTAGCCCATCAGGATGAGCTTCTAGCTCTGGAGTAGAGACTTCCTCATTTGACTCAGCACCCCAATAATCTCCACCTTCAGGTGAGATATCAGAGCCTTGGTCAGCAACGAGTTCGTCTTGTACAATATCGTTCACTTATTTTCTCCTTCCCATTTGTCTATCCGACAGCAACGGGGTTTATTTGGTTCGATTGTATCTCCTTGTTCTCTTTCTTAACCTTTCCCAGTTCATCATTTAAACGAGCTTCAAATAAGGCACTAGCCTTCTCTGTTCTGTTAGCTGAATTACTAAGTTTGGTTTTGAATTTTTCTACTTCAACCCGTTTTCTATCAGACATAGATTCTCGGTTTGCAGTTTGTAAATCACCAGATAGTTCTTTATTCTGCTGTGTAAGCTGTTCTACCTGCTGTTGTAATTGAGCAATCATACTTGTTCTTTTTAGAACGCCTTCAGTATCTGCTACTTCAGTTTGCTCAAGGACCTCTTGTTGGTCAATAATACCTTGTTGATACAAGGTCATGTAGTAATCAAATCTTGCCCATCTATTTGATGGTAATGTCGAACCACTCACTACTATTAAATCATAATTACCAATCGTAACATCATTCATTCTTCCAATAACGCTACCAGTAAAATCATCATACAATGGCTCATTTAACATTTGTTCGCTCATGGTACCATCTGGCTTCATAAGTCTTATTACTTTTTCGTCTGTATACGTTTGCTGTATAAGTTTAACAACCACCCTTCCAATTTGGTTAAGCATACCATCAACATCATCCAACTTAGACTTAATCCTTCTTTGTGAATATTCGTCAATAGCAACTGTTCCTTTGTATGTACTAGGTGCTGAAGACGGGTCACCATGTTGGAGTGGGTGTATTCCGAGAATATGATATATTGAACTTTTCGCATCTTCTCTATTTTTATATAATTCGTTGGGCAGGGGTACGGGTCCTGCAACTATAGGTTGACCCAATTCAGGGTCATATTCGATTACACCAGTCCCTGCACGAGACCATTCTTCCTCTAATTGCCTTCTATTCATAGAACCACGTGGAATTAGTAGCTTTGTATTTGTCGAAGAACTAGCGTGTGCAATAATAAGAGATGTTATTTTGTTAATATACTCTTGGATGGGTTTGATGAATCTCACATCACTCATTGGATATGGATTCCTATTATGCCTGTTCATTAGTGTCACAAGTGGGTACTCATCAATATCCATGATTTGTTGTGCCACTAATACCCTTCCTGCGGATAACACACGTTTGATTCTATCTACTAACACCTTGTTGCAAACAACAATTTCCCCTGCCACGAGTTCTTCCATAGTTACTATCTGTACTTGAGTAGTAGAACCTGGGATTGCTTCTGCATGTTCTTCTCCAGACATTGGTACAGGTTGACCAGTAGCTTGGTCTATCATCATATGAAAGACTGGACCAAAGGTCTCTACCATTGCCATCATTTCAGAAACTTTGTATATATCAGTTATATATTGAGTTCCTTGCTGAGTAGTAACTATGCAGGCAGGTTGTGCCATAAATTCTTGATAACCTTCTTCATTATGAATGATTTCCCTACCATTAGTAGAATCCACACAATGCCAGAAAGGTAATTGTATCTTTTCGTATCTATCTATTACTTGATAGGTCTTACTGTCGTTTGCTTCATGTTGAGGACCAATTTTTGTATCTAATTCAGAATTGTCTCTCATAGCAGAAGGATATTTCTCATCACTACTTTGTGTCATTCTAGAAAGTGGCATATTGCCATTCTCATCTGGTTCAATTAATTGTGGATAGGCATTCTTAACTTGCTCCTCTGTTAAAATCTTAGAAATAATAATATTACTAGCGTCACGTGCAAATGTGTCTCTACTAGCAGGGTCTATATATAAATCGAGTGGGTCTACAGCTTTTACCTGAACTTCGCCCCTACCAAAATCAGCCATAGGATTTACATAAGCCATCATGACTCCCATGCCTTTAACATAGTAATCATCAATAACTTGCTTTAATTCTGTATTGCCTTGTGAAATATCCCAGATATAGGACATAATATCAGAAAAGACTCTTCCTACTTTGGTGTCACTATCATCTCTACCAGTAGATTGAAACTTTGGCTTATTTGCTGTAAGCAATGCCTTTGCTTGTTCTACTGCAGGATGAACAACATTGTCAACAATAGGGCTTTGAGCCCTAGACTTTAATACATTGACTTGTTTGCTATTCCATTGGGAATTGTTACGGAACTCATCATCTTCCATAGCCTGAGAAGCCCAATCTGCTCTCTGTCCATGAAATTCATCCAACAAGTCCTCTGATTTTTGTACTTCTGGGTTTATTAATTCTGGCATAAAAGTGGAACGATATTATCTAACAGGAGAGGGGGTGTCGCAACACTAAGCTGTCATCCAGTCTGCAATTTTTTTCACAGACCTTCCTAAGACAGGTATTTTCTCATCCATTGTTTCATGATGAGGGGTATACGAACCTTTGTTAGCATAAAAGAACCCATCTAAGAGGTCATCATGCTTTCCACGGGGAAAAAGTAGTAATTCATTGATAAAGTCTTCCATGTTTCTATCCATATGCACTTGACCTCGTGCAAAGATAGGTTGAAGGCTTTCTAGTCGTCTACTTTTAGAAGTTCGTGGATTTTCTTTAACATTTAAGCCAGGAATGAAGATTTTTTCATCTTCGCATCGTTTTATTACATACTCTCGTAACATTTCCTGATATCCAACACTTTCTATGCGTGTTTTTGAAGAACGATACTTTTTAAAGTTATCTACAATGGCTTCTGCTAAATTTAATGGAGTAGCTCTCTTTCTGTAGTATGGCAAACAATATCTGTTGCCTTCAGGGTCTACACCAATATTAAATATAACAGAGTAGTCTGCAGTTTGCTTTGTACTACTAGCAGGGTCTACTCCAGTAAAGATATTAATAGGAATCTGCTTTACTTCTGGTTCTGTCAAGTTCAAAAAGGCTTCTTTAGCATCATTTAACCAAACTTCACCTTTGTAGTAGCGAAAATCATCAGCTTTGAATAATTGGTCCTCGTCTCCTACTATTTCACACATATACTCTCTATAGAACACAGAAAGACGATTAATAGACTCTAATTCTTCTTTTTTCTGTAATAATTTTTTAATAGACCACCAATCTTCCCATAATGCCTTCTTAGCCTCAATATCTGGCTTGTAAGATAAATTAACCCATCCTTTCATCTCTTTTAGAGTTTCCACCAAACATCTTTCATGTTGAGGTGTTCCAATAACGATTAATCTACCTTTTCTAGGGTCTAAAGACGGAACTGCAGATTGGAGGAGCCAACGCAAGTTTGACTCCATCGCCTCTGCTGTTTTAGTATTGTTCTCATCTTCAGGGTCGTCTACGATAATTAGCGTGGGTCTTTGGTTCCCTATTTTTATTCCTCTTAATTGCTGACCTGTTCCCTTGCATAATACCATAGAGCCATCTTTGAGTTCAATTTCTGTTTTAGCCCAACTCCTTGCACTATGTTGTCCCCAATATCCAAATAACTGCCTAACAGATTCAGAATAATCCAGGGTATCTTTAATTAATCCCAGTAGCTTAACTGCGTGGTCCTGAGTACGAGAGCTTAGAACTATTAATTTCTTTCCTTCTCCAAACATTAAATGATGCAATGGCAGGATACCACCTACCACAGATGATTTAGCATGTCCACGAGGAGCAATAATGTTTATCTGCTTATTATCAGGATTCATAATATGACTAGCCAAATCATAATGGAAATCAGGAGATTTAGCAGAAAACATATTTGGAATGCATACTTTCCCAAATAACATCAAATCATGCTTTAGTTTTCCTAGTATCTCTTTTTGTTCAGATGTTTCCATAAAAATTCACTACAAATATTCCAATGAAATACCCAATCATAATACCTATCCCTATTCCAATGGTTAGGTACTCATAAGCCTTCTTATAATAATTACTAATAATCGCTACCTATCAAATAATGATTTGTATCGAGATAAGCCTTTAATCCCATATCCTCAGCCACAGTCTGCATTACATTCATAAATGCATCAAGCTTTTGAGTATCGTCTTGACTTGCTTCTACGATTACGTGTCTTTTTTCTAGTTGGCTTGACTTTCTTTTTGGGGTTTTTGGGTCTTGATTTAGCTTCATAACTCATCCTGTTTCCTCTCTAGCTTTAATTGACGAGATTCTTCGGTTTCTATCTCATCGAGTATTTTTTTAGTAACATCTATTTGTACAGTATCCGTCACGGCTGTTTTGCTAGGTAACATATCCATGATTCTGATGTATTGCTCTGCACCTCTTAGCATATTACTAGGGTCACCATTCTGTTTGGCTAATTCGATAGCACTTTGTATTATATCTAGAACGTCACCTTGATTTAGGTCTCTATCGTCTAAATATTCTTGAATTTTATCATCTACCATACCTTTTACCTTCTCACTTTTAAATAATCTCTTAACTGTAGCATCTGGATGGCGTTGGTCTGGTCTATATACCTCTCCAAGCTTATACCAATCTATTTTTCCAGTCTGCATCATCATATTTACATACAATGCCACAGCATTCTTAGTTCTAGTAGTCTTACTTTCCCGTTCTTCCCAAGTTAATGTGCCACATTGTGAGTATTCTCCAGTATTTCTATGAGGTTCGTACTCTAATTTGGCTCTGGAACTAATCCACATTCTCCCGTAGGGGACAATTAGCTGTTCAGCGTCTTTATATTTCTTTCTATCAATTACATCAGACACATATCCATCATCTGATAGAGCAAATTCACCTTTCTGAGCTTCTTTCCAGGGTCTATATTCTAATCCACGCTCATCTGCCTCTGCTTGAGTAGAGATAACATAGGTTACATCGTCCCAATTATTGACTTTCAGCTTTCTTGTTATGTAATCCATATTTCTTACTTACTGTTTCGTACTCCCAATGGTCCACACAGAAGTTCTCTTCGTCCAGTTCGATGAATCTGTACGTATGAACTGTGGAATCTTGGTCATATATTGTAATGAACCCTTCTTCTTCCCCAAATTCGTATCCAAGTATGTTATATTGATTGCAAGTTTCGGCATTAAGTAGTAGTAGTAAGGTTAGTATTAGTTTTGTCATTCTCTGGTAATGGTATTTTATATTGTTCTAGGATTGTAGACTCCATATGCCCTTTCTTGCATATTTCCCATAGAGCCTTAATTAACATTTTCCCTCCAAGAAACCTAGGAGGTGGGTAAATCTTATCTTCATTTTTATAGAACTGGAGTCCCATGTGTATCCAGTCGTAGAAAGTCATTGGAATGCCATTATATAGAACAATCTTATCGTCTGGGTGCTTTCTACCTTTTCTAAATTCTACCAGACTCATAGTGTACACTTACGTATATGTATATAATACCTTATGTAGTCTACATATATGTATACATATAGGTTAAAAAAGCACAACTGTATGGGGTTTGTCAACACTTATTTAGTCGTATTTTGGATAATTTATCATTTCAGTACTCCAAAAGTCCTGAGCAGTATGGTTTACTTTAAATTTTAGCATTTCTATACGTTCTTCGATTTCAAATTCTGCCTCTATATAGTCGAATTGTATCAATAACTCGCAATACTCTTCTTCGTCCATCTTAATGGGGGTAAATACTTTCTTGTCCTTATCCCATCTTTCAAATTTCATAGCAGATACTACAATTACGGAATGGGGGTATCTCAAGGGGGTAAATCTTCAAAATTGGTTCTAGAATGGGAGTGAGTGATATATAGGTAACCCACCCCCCACCTGTGGGTTGGTCGTGGGGTCACTTTCCGTTGAAACTTTTCAAGTTTAAACTCGTGTCCCAACATGACCAACACCAAGGTGTCCCTTGCCAACCTTGATGATGACCATCAAAATCTCTGGCGAGAACAGTCGTGGGAAGCGAGAGCTTCTCAATGACAGTCCTCTTGCCGAGTATACGCCTGATGAAGTCACTTCAATGGTTGACTCAGCTGTCTCTGTGTCCATCTTTCTTAAAGATGAGACCAGGGCATCTGAAGCTCGTCAACTCATTGAAGAGTCCTTCAGTCATTTCAAGGGCGACATCATCTCTAAATCGACTAAAGTCGGTGGTTGGTTCGTAGGTCAAGACCTCAACCCAACCCGAGATGATTCCTCTGCGTTGCGTACCGCAAGCGCACAGTAACCCTTGAAGCGTATCCTGAATTGGATTCGGAGTCTACACCTGCTTGGCAACAGAATAGGTGTTTCACACACTATGAGTGTCGCCCTCGCAGGTTACACTCTAATCCATGCACATAAAAAGTGCGAGAATGTAAAAAGGAGGGCTTTTATGGCTCAAATCTACTGCTCAGAAGAGCAATGGCACCAATATGTAGCAATACAGAAGAGTGGTGCATTTAATATGTTAGACCCCCAAGCAAGAGCGTCCTCAACTCTTGATAAAGATGAGTGGTTTAACATTGTTTCTAACTACGAGGGTTATGTTAAATACTATGGAATGCCTAAGGAGGAAGAGTAATGGAATATGTTTCACACACTTCCAAATGGTGGTATTTCCAAACCATCTTTGGTAGCCTTGTTGAGGTGTCTCGTAGTAGACATCCTGAGTTTGTACAAGCTATCATAAGAGCACGGGAGAAGGCTAGTGAAGATTAGTCTTGAGCGTGTTGTCATGGCGTATCTATCCATCGTCATGTTAGTTGTTTTTGTCGAATTCTTGCTATTGATTGTACGACATTAATTATATCTCGCCTTGTACGGATAGGTGCAAGGCAAACACTTATAGGTAGCTGACCGAAGTATGATGTTGACAGTTTTTTAATTGAACCTTTTTCTATCATTTGGAGGTTCATGGATATTCGCTTTTTATCTGTCGACTGATAGTAGGAGGCTACCTATTCTTTTTTTAATTAAACAATACCCTTAAAAAGGAGGATGTATGAAAATACAACAAGGTGATGTATTACTCACTAAAATAACTGATGAAGCTTGGTCTAAACAGGTCGAAGCGTCATCAGGCAATAATAAACAGTCTACTGGAGTCTATGGCTTTGGTGACCCAGAAGGTATCGCTACAGTTGCTTTGGGTGAAGCTACTGGACACCATCATTCAGTTACTGGTGGACCAGGTCATGCTCAGTCATGGTTTGTTGGGTGGAGAAGCTCATTTGATACTGAGAACCCACTTCGTAGTAATTATCTTAATGTAAAATCAGGAGATGTTACAATGACTCATCAAGAGCATAATCCCGTAACAATTCCTGCAGGTAAGTACAAAGTAAGTATTGTAAGAGAATTTGACCATATGTCACAGCACACAAGAATGGTGGTGGATTGATGGCTTATTCTAATTCAAACTTCGATAGGAAAAGTGCCAATCGTCTTAAAGAGATAGTAGAGTACTTTCAAAGTAATACCAAATACAATAGACCTAACATTATAAAGAGTTCAGTCAATGGCTCTCGTTACACATTGTATTATGGGTATGCTAGTAAAATATATGTATCTATTGATTGGAATCTACCAACTCTATGGACTGGAGAGTCTTTAAAAGAGACCCATAAGAATACATACTTCCAAACTAGAATGAATAATACTGACGCTATCATCTATCCTAAAAAGAACTACATGGTGGTGAATAATCCAACCATACTTGAAAGAGGTGGAAATGCGTTTGGTATAGACTTTCATTCTAAAGTAAATGTAGTGAGACATTGGGGAACCAATACATTGTATGCAGGAACACCTCATGCAACTAATGGTCCAAGCTGTATTGAACTACAATATACTGAAGGAAAGTTCTGGGAAGATTACATGCGTGGTAACAAGGTCATAGATAGAATGCCTTTCTATAAAGGTATTAAACTGGACCTAGATACTGCTGAAGTAGTTAGTAAGAAAGTGCCTAAAGCTGACCAATTAGTTTGGGAGCAATGGACGGAAACTACTCGTCTCCTTAGAAATTCTAGGGCTAGGGCAAGAAATGCTAACAATAGAGCATTAGCAAGGCTCAATAAAGATAGAGAATCAGGTGAATATACGAATATTGAGATGGATGACGCATTCAGGCTATTTAATGTAAGTGACAGGCGTGAAGTCATTGCTCACTTTGGTATGGATACCATTCTATTAAGCAAGAAGTCACGAGTGATTGATAAAGATGAAATAGACGGCAGAAAGTATGAACTCGTAGAAGTTGCTGTAGAAGATGTTGCAATGCCTAATCGTATTAGGTGGTGTAACTACTTGAGAATGATTAATCCCTCAACGGGTGAGATACACTTTGAAGGTGTACCTAACATAGTTGAAAAGACATGGCAGAATAAGCTAGAGGATGACTTTCAAATTAATAAAGTCACTCATGCTTTGGCATGGAGGGATGGTGATAACCTGGAAAACTACATCAAACCAGTTGTTCTAACTTAATGTACGGAATATCTGAATGCTGTGGGCAACCTCTAGTGGAGGAGTACAACAAACCTGTGTGCTCCTTCTGCCTAGAGGATTGCGATTTCTACATTGAAGAAGATGAGGAGGAATCATGAGTGTATTAGTATCTGATTTCATAATAGATGATGTAGCTGAAAAAGCATTTCCCATGCTTGACGAGTTACATAAAGAACATGATTGGGAATTAACATCTGCAGACTACATTGATGCCATAGTTGAATTGGAAGTCTCTGAGTATATAGCTACAAGAGTTTATGGTGCTTGGTTAATGCAGAAGGAGTATGTGAATACGTGATGGCTGTATTTGGCGTGTGTGCTTTGTTGGTGTTTATAATAATAATGTATGTAGTTTACATAAAGGAGGTTTAATGGGACTTGATATGTATCTAGATGAGCACATTTACTATGGTGGTAAATGGCGCAGTAACAAATCTCATGGTGAAGGTCATACTTTAAGTGTTACAGGCAAGTTTGCCTTAGATAACAACTTAGAGGAGACTAACATTCAAGAATTAACTCGTGAAGTTGCTTATTGGCGTAAAGCTAATCAGATTCATGGGTGGATTGTAGAGAATGCCATGAGTGGTGTGGATGATTGCACTCGCACCTATATCCATAGGGATAGTCTTCAAAAGCTACACGATATTTGTGTAGATGTAAAGACAGCCTTGGATGAAAAGCGTTGGAAAGATGTAGAAAAGCTTCTACCTCCAACGGAAGGTTTCTTCTTTGGAGACTATGATGTAACGACTGATTGGTATAGACAAGATATTGAATATACTATCAAGGCGTTATCTTCAATCTTAAAAGAAGATAAAGGTCATTCTTACTACTACACCGCATCGTGGTAGTATGATTTGCCCGAGGTAAGATGAGGGGTAGCTTAGGCTACCCTTTTACCTTATCTTTATAATCTGGGTCTTACACTCGGCTCTATGGGGATTCTCTATCCAATGTATCTTAATACTACAAAGACTGTTCACTACATTATTTTTATTTCTATAAACTATTATTTGCTGAAAGTAATGTTCACCTACTAATAGTTTTAAAGATTCCATTATAGATGGAAACTTAACTGACATCTCTTGTAATTGACCTAATGTCTTAGGTTCAATGATGGCATTTACTGGATGATTATTAAAATCATGCCAGTTACCTACACTAAAGTAATCTTCTAATAGTTTTGTTTTATTCACTTCTAATGATTCAGCGAGTTCATCCAATCCATGACCCTTCATAGAATGAACAACACGCTTAAAGGGTATTAATTTAACCCTTACATCTGAATAGAAATCGTACTGGATGTCATCCCAAGCTTTAGATTGAACAGAGTTTGTAGCTTCCCTCAGTTGCTTATTCTCTTGTTCTAACCTATCAATTTCATTTTTTTGTAGTCTCATAACATACTTTGAGTCTATCTCCTCCCTTTCGGATTGCACTTTTTCGTACACCCTTCCCTCCTTGTTATTTAATTGATGTCCAAATACTTCGAGGAATCGCTTGTAATTATTATAACGTATTTCCCCTTCTCCTTTACGCCAAGCATAAAGAGTATTTCTAGAGATATTCAGTTTACGGCTTATTACTGTGATAGGTAAGTCCGTGGTATTTAACCAGGACCTTATAAGTTCTTTGTTCATGAGCCCACTCAATCAATAAGATTTTAAAAATACATTGACCACTCTGGTCACTATGTAGACTTCATTTCGTATATGTTATCTAAACATTAATGTAGTCTACAAGGAAGTTAAGGTTTCTTTACATATTTGTCAAGTATGATAAGGAATGACTACAAATGAATACTTGACATTAACATAACAAATCCGTAATATTACAGGAGAATTAACATGAGAATAGACACATTAATTAATACAGAAACTAAGCAGAAATTACTGCAACTTTCTAATGATTTAAAGTCTACTATTAAAGAGGAACAGACTCCTCAAGAGTACTACCAACAAGGTATTGCTGAGATACGATTACTATCTAAGTATAAGCTTGTTAAGTATATTGAGCAAAAACGGGACACTTCAAGTGTGAAGTTAGCTCTAAAAATTGCCCACTCTAGTTCATCGAAAATGTATCGTATGCTTGACAGCAAAGTTAAGTACGATGTTGAATTACTTAATTATGCAAGAAATAGACTCTATGCAACTCGCTGAACTTAACCCCTGTGTAGCCCACTTACTTTTAGTCCTCCTTTCTCTGGGTGGGCTACGCATACTTTAAGGAAAAAATTATGTCAAATAGCAACATAATCTCTCTTATTAATCAATCTGTAACAGACAGGTTAAATAAAGGTAAGAGAGAATACGCAAAACAAGTAGATGTATTCGATGGTCGTAATTGGTCTGATGAAGCTTTAGAAGAATCATTAGATATGGCTGTTTATTTATCTGCTGAGATACTAAAAAGAAGAAGAACTAAGTATCAATATTTTGGAGTCGCAAGACTTGAAGATGGAGAGAATGGTTCTGTTTGGTATGAAGATACTGAACTCCTCGAAGGCAATGGACTGATGGAAAGAATCTATGATGATTTTAATACAGATTCAGGAGCGTCTGAGGATGAATATAGAACAGTATATGCTGACCACGTATGGGTTGTAAAACCTGGTGGTGAAGTAGAATCAGTAATAATAAACGGTTCCAAGCATGGTCCCGAATAAATCTACTATAAAAAAAGTCTTTAAAGACCATGGTATCCAACTGGGTAATGGTTGTATGGACTTGATAGAAACAGAGTGTGTCCTCCTAGCCAAACGAATGGCTAATAGGTGTAAGGATGGCAACATTAAACGACTAACACCTGAATTATTCTTTATAGCAATGGGGAGACAATAATATGGCTCATTTAATAGAGAGTATGTTTTACTTAGGTGAAACACCCTGGCATGGTCTAGGTAAAAAGCTGACTGAACAACCTACGATTGAGGAAGCTTTAGACTACGCAGGTATGAACTGGAAAGTTCAAAAACAATCTAGTACTTACAATAATCCTTTAACTGGAATGCCTTCAGAGACTGGACACTTTGTAACTGTTAGAATGGACAATGGTAATGCCATTGGAAATGTAGGTAAAAAGTATGAAGTACTACAAAATGTAGAAGCTTTTAAACCTTTTGAAATAATAACTGACTATGGTTATACGTTGGAAACAGCAGGAGTTATTGATGAAGGTAAGAAAGTTTGGATATTAGCCAAAACCCCTTCCACATTCAAAGTAGGTGATGATGAGATATTAGATTATATACTAATGTATACATCACATGATGGCAGTAGTGGTAGTTGTTTCAGAGATGTACCTATTCGTGTTGTTTGTAATAACACATTGAATATTGCATTGAACTCTACAAAGAGTCATGAATATAAACTACGTCATACTTCTTCAATACATGAGCGTGTTAATGAGTTAACTAAAAACTTAGAGACACGTGAGGGTAATGTTGCTCAAGCGATTGGTGACATGAATAGGTTTCATGAATATGAAATGAATCCTGATACCCTGACATATTATATCGAGGCTGTAATGCCTTGGCTCAAGAATAGACATAGGGAATCAATCCCTGAGATGAAAATCTTCTATAAGAATAGAGCCAAGCCAGTCTTTGAAACAATCACAGACCTTTTCTATAATGGGAAAGGTAATCAAGGTAGGACACTTTGGGACGCATATAATGCTGTAACTGAATATCATGACCATAGTAAAACTCATGGTAAGAATAATGCTGATTGGGTAAAAGGTACTCAATTCGGTGCTTCTAATCGTGATAAGGTTCAAGCATATAAAGTAGCTAAGGCTATGACTCAGCATGCTTTCCCAGATGTACCTAGTTCTTTCGTTTTAAATTAGGAGAAATATGGAAAATATGGAAGAAAAGCTATTCGCATATAAACTGCGTGATAGTGAATACAAGCCTTTCGTAGAGTCTATAGGTTCTGCTTCCTTCAATGCCGACTACATTTCGTGGTCGGTTTGTTGGGACAAACTTAAAGACCTCTACCCTTTGGCTAGACATGAATGGGTTATTTATGAATATGATGGTAAACCTGCTTCTGGTCTATTACAACCTGATGGTACTGTAATAGTTCATTGTAAGATTACTTATGAAACAGAAGATGGTGACAAATTTCATCATGATGAATACCTAGCCTGTAGAAATAACAGGAACCAAGCTGTTCAGAATCCTGATTCAGCACAATTAGAAAATACCTATAGAAGAGCTCTTGCAAAGGGTGTCTCTACCTTAACTGGGTTTGGTATTGAATTGTGGATGAATGAAGATATTATAGAGCTTCAATCTTACAGACCTCAGACTCATCATAATGGAGTACGCCCTGAGCCTGGTGGAGCTACTGTAGACCAAACTGTAAAACTTGACGCATTGATGCGTGATAGGAACTGTACTGAAACAGACCAATTACGAATTAAGACTCTCAAGAAAAATGGTTGGAAAGATATCTCAGAATCTGAATGCAATATATTAATTGCTGATGTCAAAGCAGGTATCAGTAATAATAAGCCTATCACTAAAACTCGTATGGGTCAAGTGACTAAGCTGATAGATAGTTCTTCTATGGAAGACGATAAAAAGAAGAGCACTATTGAATGGTTAGATGGTAAATCTAATCTTGAAGTAGATGCTTTAATGTCAAAGTTGAAAGAGACTGGAGTAATAGATGCAGTTTAATTCTAGTAGTAATGGTAATGGTGTTTCCGTTAGCGATAGTAAATACCCTAAAGGTGTTTTCGTTGACTTAATCACTCTTACTAAAGTTGATAACACAGATAGCAAGTATAATGATTGCAATCTGTTTGTAGAGGGAGATTCTGGTGGACCATATCCTAAGAAATTCTACCTCGGTGGGAACCATGTAAAAGATGGTGATGTCATGTTAGACTGGGGAACCAGTAAGAAAGGCGTCAAAGGTGGTTCATGGAAAGTTGCACACTTTATTGAGAAAACTCTTGGAAAGAAATCCAATGATATTGTTCTCAATGATGATGGTACAATTCATGAAGATGAGTTGTCTAAAATGTTAGGTCGTAAGGTCTTTATTCTTCAGTATGAAAGTAGTGGTCCTCGTTCTAGAGATACTTGGTATTTCTTTGCAGGGGAAGATGAAGGTAAGGATGCTTTATTAGATAAGTGGAAGTCTATGTCACCTCCACAGTCTTATAAGCATAAGCCTTCTAATGATGTAATGTCTGAAGAGTGGGCTAAGGGTCAAAAACAAATGGCTTCTCAGTCTGCTGACTTACCTGACTTTTTGAAGTAGGTGCAATTCCCCATCAAGAAAGTTATGATTTCTGGTGGCACAAAGAAGGGGCATGTTCTCAGTAATGAGTCTATGCTCCTTCATTGGTTGCGAGAAAAGACTACTCCTTTTGGTAGTCATGATATACAAACCTCTGCTGTAAACTACATTAATACATTTTATGGTAAAAAGGTAACACCTGATACCCTCTCTCGTCTTTGGAGAAAGATGCGTGAAGATTATCGAGATGACCAATATAATAGTAGTTTATATAATAAAGGTCTTTTTGTAGTAGAGTTAAAAAAACCTGAGTCTACTCAAAAATGGTACAAGGTAAATAAGCGTGGATAGTGATATCCGTATGGTAGAGATTGCCACAGGTCATGTAAGTAATAGGAACCAAGTAGTCCCTTTAAAGGATGTTCCTAAATACAGATTTGAACCTGGGCAGAAAACCGAAGTCTATCACAGTTGGTATGCATTTGATGAACAATTAAAACAACATATCAATGGTGTAGGTACTATTCAAGGATTTAATGGAGTCTATTATGTAGAAAACATTATTCTCGATTATGATAAAAAAGACTTAACTGATGATGCTTTATATAAGGCAGTACATTGGTTAGTTAATACTGAATTAATTGAGGACCTTGGAGTTAATGAGAATCATTTAGTAATCTGGTATTCAGGTACTGGATTCCATATTGAAATGCCTAACTTATTTGGTTTTCAACCTTCCACTTCTCTCCCAGGAATTGTCAAGGAAACGCTTACAACTTTATTCCCTGAATGTGATAACATATATGATGGTGCAAGATTGATTCGTGCAGGCTACAGTTTTAATGAAAAGAAGTCCAACTTCAAAATACCATTTACTGTTAGTCAGTTTAACAATCATCAAATGCCTGCTATCATTGAAGAATCTCAATCATGGGAAGGTTTACAAGGTTTAGACTGGAGTCAATACGAGTTTAAAGAAGTGAAAGCTTATTTAAAACATCTCGTTAAATACCCAGTTAAATCTGAGCAAGTTTACACAGTTAGAAGTCAATTTCGTATGGACCCTAATTCTGTGGTAACTTGTATGCAAACTGCTTTGAACTCTCCTCCAGTAGTAGGTGAACGCAACGATACAATGATGCGTATTGCTTCATGGATGAGACGTTGGGGAATGCCTGAAAAAGTAGTTGCACATACATTAACTGAATGGTCTGGCTTACAATCTGAAGCAGGAGAAGTTGCTCGTAAAATATTCGATACTGGATATGAGTACTCTTGTAAGGATGGTATTATGTCGAAGTGGTGCAAAACGAATTGCATCTACTTTAAGCATAAAGATTATAATATGAATGTAATGAATGTAGATGATATGGCTGAACAGTATGCCGAATTTCTCGCCAAAGATATGACAGAAAGCTCGTTCAACTTTAAAGATATCTACACCATGAAAAATGATTACTGGGTACTACCTGGAGAACTCGTAGTAGTTACTGGGAATACTGGTATGGGTAAATCAACATTCGTTATGAATCTAGTCACTCAAATACCTCACCTCTCTTGTCTCTTTTTATCTTTAGAGAATCATAAACACTTAACCTTTAGAAGGTTTTGTCAAATGACTTCTCTTATGGATAAGAATGAGGTTAATGATGAAATCAAAAGAAGTGGTGTTCAGAAATTGCAAAGTGCTTTTCAACATATTCAAGTATGTTGTGACCCACCTGAGATTTCTAGGTTAGTTGATGGTATTGCTAGGAGTAAACCTAAGGTTGTCGTAGTGGATACTACGGATATGGTATTTATGAAAGGTGTGTATGATGAGATTACAAAGATGAATGAAGTTATTGGACAATTAAAGTCTGTAGCTCAAAATCAAGATTGTATTGTCATTGCTGTACACCATGTTAATAAAGATGCAGAAAGAGAAGGCTTTGTAAAGCTTGGTCATTTGAAAGGTACATCAAATACTTATCAAAAGGCTGATAAAGTTCTAACAATTAACGCAAAAGATAATGATAGAGATTCTGGATTTCGTATGGTGAAAGCTGAGAAGTCTAGAGACGAAGATTATATGCAGTTAGGATTTACTTTTCATAAGCCTCATATGCTATTTAAGCAGGTGATTGATGTTTAGAATAAAAACGAACAATAATGAAAGAGGAAAAAGTGTACGCTTTGTAATTCTTTCTTTGTTGTCTCTTGAGTTTGCATTGCATGATGTTAATGGTATGCACCTATCCGTGGGATTTGGTGTGGGTCCATTGGAGTTATCAGGCAGTCTACATAATTGGGATAAATGGTAATGTCCAATAGTAGTAAACGCAAAGGAAATGCATTTGAACGTGAATTAGTTAAACAGGCACAGGGATGGGGTTTCTCATCCCAACGTGCTTGGGGTTCTAATGGTCGTTCTTTAGGAATGCATGAAGAAGTTGATTTGCTGATTGAAGAATATAAGGTTCAAGCAAAGAGACGAAAGGTATTACCAAAGTATCTCAAGTGTGAGCATACTGATATAGTAACCTTCAGAGAAGATAGAGGTGAAACCTATACTCTCTTGAAGCATGAAAAGTTCTTAGAAATATTAAAGATGTTGAAAGGTTAAATATGAAACATATAAAAGAAGTATTAGATGAAGTTAATCTACAACCAATTCTAAAACGAGAAATAAAACGGAATGCAGAGATGATGTTGGTGATTGAAGATACTATTAAGGAATTAAAGAAACTAAAAGCCTCCTTGAAAAGTGTTAAAGATGAAATGGGTGATTGATAGTTTAAATAATCAAAAGGTCATTACCCCTAGTCATTGGTACAAGAGGAAACGACTTGAATCTGATAAATTGAACTTTTGCAGTTCGTGTGATATGGTGTGGGAAAACGATTGTCTTAGAGGTAGTGCAAAAATCCTCTACTATGAAGATTTTCCCTCACGTGGTTTAGAACGAAATAAATGTAGGAAATGTAATGAGCAAGAATAAATATGAATTTGTAAAACCAATTCTACACATTGATAAGTTTTTCAGATTAGCAGACTACTTAGTTAAAGGTGATGATGAAGAGATGACTGAGCTAGGTAGAGCTATGAGGAATGCTTATAGTAATCAGATGGTAGAGGCTGAGGAGCGTGATGAATCACGGGCTAAAGCTAATGTCGATGATATTACTAAGCATGGTACTCAGAATCCTGCTGAATGTAAAACTGGAGTGTGTGACTAATTTTGGTCATCAGGGGGCATAGTTGCTATGAATAAGGCTCAATATAATGAGTATTTATACAGCGAATTAACGCCTGTGCTATGTCCCTGTTAATTTTGAGGCTACGTTGTAATGATAAACTTCGATTCAATAATGGCATTAAACAGCAAGGAAGACCCTTGTGCCTAGAACGATTTTTTTCAATAGACTCGCAGGTTTATGCCTGGAGTCAAAATGAAAGAATGACGAATGAATGAAAGTAGAATTACTTGGTTGGCGCCTCGTAGCCTCATAAGTCTTAAATAAGGAGTGTTTATGGTAAGATACTACATACTAGAAATACTACAAACTCAAGCATTCGATATGATTATCGGAGTGTCTTGTATAATACCATTTTATTTTTTAATGAAGTACTATGTTACTTCTTACTTTAAAGAATTAAATGACAAGTTAGATATTATACAAAATGACATAGATGAGATATCAGGTAACTAATGTTAATTCTTGATATTGGAGAAAAGTGTATGTCCATTATGTTTTGGCTATTGAATGCCTTACTAGCAGTTGGATTATTTCACTATCTTATTGTAGTAATTAATAAGAGTCAGGAATTACTAAATAAAAAGTAAAGGAAATCAATCATGTCTTCCCAACAACAAAGAGTTGGGGGAAGTAGGCAATATAGGCGTATTACTAGGGCTCGAATACGAGACTTAGAATACTACCTTGGCAATGATTGGATAGATTATGGTGTGATAAGTGCAGATATAGTTATTGAGATTTATCGAGATATAGCTACATCTGCCTATCAACCCATGCAATGTCCATCTTGTAGAAAATACTGGAATTGGACGTTAAGTAGTGAAAACAAAAAAAGACCTACTTACTTGCGTCAAGATGTATTTGGAGGTATTCCCACAGAGAAAGAGGTGTGTTGGGAATGCTAAAGAGTAAAGTCTTTTATATCATCTACTAGTAAAGGAGCATAATGCTCTTGAGTAGTTTTAACGGATGTATGTCCCAATAACTTACTGACTTCAAAAATAGGCATACCTGCTTTTATCAGGTTAAGTCCAAAAGTCCTACGTAGGTCGTGAAAACGAGCGTCTTTTATATTAAGGCGTCTTACGTTCCACTTAAACTTTTTAGTAATAAAATCTCCAGTATACTGCCATATTTTTTCCGTAGAATACAAAATGTGCTGTGCTTGTGAGTTCAGTTTGATATATCTCTCTCCTGTCTTGCCTGTAACTTTCAATCTAGTGTAGTCTATATCAGTTGTCTTGATGTTCTTTATCTCTCCCCTTCTAGCTCCTGTGTAATATGCAAACTTTGTAAAGAGTTGAAAATCGTCATCTTGAAATTCATTCATGATTAAAGACAGCTCTCTCTCATTAAACACTCTCAGTCTACCTCTTTTTTTATTTACTCTCATAAAATCCTGGTCTGTGCTATAACCTTTACTTTTACCCCAGTTAATTACTGCGTTAATTCTGGTCTGGTATCCTCGTGCTGTTTCTTTATTATTAGGTAGTTTCCGTTTTTTTATATAGGCATTTAAAACGTACTGAGTCACTTTACTTGTATCGTTTGTCCACCTACTTAAAACTTCTGTATCTCTTAGGTATAATTTAACAAGTTCAGTAAATCTTTTAAACTTTGTTTTTTCTTTGGGAGCGTAATGCTCCATTAAGGCTTGGTATTCTAATGTATGGTGTAGCTTGTTTGCGTGTTTGTGATTCTTAGTGTAGCTTGGAATAATTACCCTTTTGCCATTTATCATCTTTCGGTAGTAAATATTGCCAAGGTTATCTCTTATAAGGTTAGGCTTCAAACTGCTCATTTTGACCCCTTTTTGGCTATTATTTGGCTATGTAAAGATTAGTGGGGTATACGAAAAGGCTGTTTTCAGACGAGGAATAGACAGAATGCGGTAGTCTACTCCTCTACGATGTCAACGTAGCGCTCTAACCAACTGAGCTAATCGCCCTAAGTGGCTATATATTGGCTATAGCCCTTTTGTATCTTTTAGTGTTGCCCACTAATTAACGAGAGAAGTTACTGCTCTTCTTCGTTATTTTGCAACAAAGGGGGGACTAGACCTAGTCTCCAGTTTTTTCGTATAGTTTCTTGGGCTTTATTTGAAAAACTTTTCATGAAATCGTTCAAATATTGGCTATCTAATAATCCTCTACCCATCTCAGGTCTATTAATATCTTGTATATTTTGGACATATCTAGTTTGGTCTACTACATCAACTAAACCTTTTGGTCCAAATACTCTATTCATTGCTTCGACACCTGCTTTATCCATATTGCCTATATTCATCATCCATTGCCTAACAAATGGTGGTCCCATCATTGGTCCTTCTTGAAAGAATCCATCCTTAGATATTGTAGGTCTGAATCCGTGTTTACCTAATCGTAAATTATCTAACCTACTTGGTTTTGCACTATGTCTTAGATTTAACATCATACCACCTTGGTCATTTAACCAATCATGCATCATAGATTTTGGTATGTCTTTCATGTTTCTCCAGAACAATGTTTTTTCATCGAATGGATTATCACCTTTTTGTAATCTACCCCAATTCTTTTGAACTTCTGGGAAATGCCTTCCTGGTGGTATCCATGGTTCACCAGTTTTAAAATCTACAAAAAACTTTCCAGTCTTAGGATTGATAACTGGTTTTCCTGCTTCATGCTTCATTGATGCTTGAGCAAAGAACTTATGTCTTTCTGGATTATATCTGGATAATTCTTTATGTGGTAATTGCTCCCAGATGTTATTCATTGCATTTGAATACTTTTCCATTTCAAAATTCATAAAGGCAGGGTCACCTTTTGACCTAGCTAATAACTCAAAGGCTTTTCTTGGTCCTTCTGGACCTTGCATTTGTTTATAGAAATGTGCGTCTAGTGGGACTCCGCTCACTCCACCTGGACTTGCAAATACAGCAATAGGCATATTACCTAGCTTTTTAGATACATCTTGCAAGTGCATTAATCCTTCACCATGGTCTTTAGCTGTTACGAATAAATCAGCATGTTCTGGGTCATGAATATCTATATCAATATTGGAAGTAGTTTTACTAAAGTGCATTCTACCTCTATTTCTATCTCCTGCTACTTCTGGGAATGGTTTTCCAGTTTTAGGGTCAAAGTACGCATTGTCTCTACCTCTCATATAACCTAAGCCAGTATTATCCCATGTTTTAGTTGGTCCTTCAAAATAAGGGTCAATAGCATCTTTACCATATCTTTCTTTTAAAAGTCTTGTTACTTCCTTTGGAGGTAATCCAGTAATACCTACACCATCTGCTGTTATAGAAGGCAATGTTCCTTCTGGAACTTTTTCTGCAGGATTAGCTACAACTCTTTCTGCCATTGGAACTCTTTGCGGTGGAATGGATACTGTTGACAATGGTTTGTCTTTAAACTTAACTATAGTTTCTTGTCTAGGAGGTCCTGCATAATCATCAGTATAGCTTTGTAGCTCATAGGAGCTTTTCTTATATCCATTAATCTTTTTGTAGTTATTATAGGCATTTTCATACGCATTCATTTGCCTTGGTTGTTTCAATGTTTGCCCTGGTATTCTACCTGAGAGAACACCTGCTACCATACCTGCTACTGGGTTTAATTCTGATAATGCAGTCACGCCTGTTTCGACAGCATTTCCTACAGGAGTTGGCATGATTGGCATGTCTACCATATTCCTTGCATAAGGATTTGTGATGATATTTCCACCTGCGTCTTTCGCCATTTCATGTCTTTGGGCTTCAGAAACAGTCATACGTTTACCTGTCTCGATGTTAAAAACGGGCGTATCCGTGAAATTTAAGCCTCGTTTTTTTGGATTTGGGTCAATTCCTATAGATTTTAGGAGTTTTCCCCACATTAATCTCTCATTCATCTTCTTTGTCCCTCATCATTCTTCCAAACTTATGCAATGGTATTCCAAACATAAATTCTGCTACCATCTCTGGTTTATCTAAAGTCATTATGCTACTTCTAGCTAATCTTCCAAAAGGATATAATGTATGTACATAGTAGTCTGCCCATCTATCCCATTCACCATTTATAGTAGCTGTCATCAGAGGGAGCCAATATCTATGTACTGGTGCTGTTACTACTTGTAATGGTGCTAATGCGGTAGATGGATAGCTACTAAAAAACGCTCTTTCTGATGAACGCTCATCTCCAAATAACCATTCTGCAGTATCTTGGAGGTAATTTAATGGAGGAGGTAGAATACTATCGAAAATACTACCTACAAATACATTTGCTAATGCCATCGTCATTAAATCCATAGTCATTAAACGCTTTGCTCTTTCATTCATAGTCTTATCTGCAAAGTTATACATCTTAGCTTGTTTAAAAATGTCTCGTCTAAATCTTAATGAGTTCCATACAAATGGTTGAAATCTTGTCATTACTTTACCCATAGCACTTCTTGAGATAGAAGGTCTATTTAGGTTATGATATAAAAACTGTGTGGCTTCTACGCCTTTTAATGCCATGCCAGTTAAATAGGGGTGGTCAAAAGGCATATTAGGAATGATTCTCGTTAAGTATTCTCTGGCATTTAAGTAGTGTGCTAAGAATGCATCAGTACGCAAAGCTCGTTCAGAAGTACGCATAAAATATCCACCTGCTGACATAATGCTATCTGTTACTTGGTATTTCTTAGCTAAATCTTTTATGGTAGCGTCATTAACTCTATCTTTACTGAATACTTCTCTAATGAATGGTGTTAATTTTTTGGCATCTAATCTTCTATCCTGCATTGCTTCATCTATATAAAATGATTCCAATGCTCCAATTTCAGCTACCCATCTATGAATATCTGCTCTTGTTCTTATAGGAGTACCATCTTTTAGTTTACCTCCTGCAAAAACATTTTGGATTAAAAACTTAGTATCTCTTGCACGGACAAAGTTTCTTAAACCCATATTAGTTACAGTATTCTGGCTACCACCTAAAATATTACCTAACGATGTTTTAGGATGAGAAAGTAGAGTTATCAATGACATCTTAGATTCAAATGCACCTATGTTATTTAATGTCTGAAACAATACCTGATGTCTTGCTCTTTCACCCGTTGGTAATTCCATTCCAAATAGTTTAGGGTCTTTAGATGTGCCATGTAACTTATTAGGTAATAGCCACCTGTCTAATCCCTGTGATTTTGCATCCAGATAATCAACAATGTTCTGGTCTGACATTTTATATTCAAAACTTTGTAGTGGATTATACCATGGTGCTTTTATGTTAAATTTTCTTTTAAGTCTATCATCTGACCTGAGTTTAGCCTGAATCCTTTTTTTATCCATACCCTTGGCAGTCTTTAATGATTCTTTTAGCTTGGCAGTTTCTACCTTAGTTAATCCAGTATATTTACTAGGTAAGAAGTTTGATTTACCCATTAAGGATGAAGCATACTTTCTCATTTCCATAGTCCACATTTCTGCTATTTCAGGGTTGTCCTGAGCGTAGACATTGTTTTCTGCATATTGGTTTATGGCTTTACGAAATGCCAATGCATTCATGTTCTTAAAGAATGAACCTACCCATTGATTAGTGTAGGCTTCTAATACTTCAAATCCATAAGAGAAATGAGGCATAGGTACGTCACTTCTTGCACGTCCAGTTCCTGGTCTATGTTCTGCATTAATATCGCTCCAATGCTCTCTACCTTTTTTATATTCAGCATTTAGATATTGTACTAAATAATCTGACTGACCAGTAGCATCTTCTACCCTAGTACCCATCCATATTTCAAAATCTTGTCTTTGTCTTTCTAGCTTTAGATTAATAATACGCTCACGGAGTTTCTTTGGTCCCGTTACTCCAAATATCTTTAATATCTTTTTTGTAGGTATCTTTCCAGTTAATGCATCTATTTCGGTTTTATTCAACCTATAATTTTTATTGATGTTATAAGCACCTTGGTTAATTAGTTTACCATCTCCTATTAATTCTGTTATGTAGTTTTCTAAAGAAGTTTTTAACTGAACAGATTCATTCTGCATCCAACTTTTTAACTTCTTTTTATCATGCATCATTTGTGGGAAATACTCTGTAATAAACTCACCAGAAGTGTCTTTTCCTCCTACTCGCCCTACACCAAAGAATTTTGTTTTATCTGCTTTTCTCCATGCTGTTCGTATTCGCATTGCTTTATCTGAGTCTGGATTCTTAATGCCTTTCTTTACTATATATTCTTCAAGTGCAGTTTCGTATTGCACACGATTCAATAATTCCACTCCTAAAGGATTGGTGGTCTTTCCGATGAGTTTATACAGGTTATTCACACCAAAGGTTTCTACGTTAGACATAACTAGTTGGTTAAATCCTTGTATATCAAACCTTCCGTATTTATTGTACTTAATAAAGTCATGGATTTTTAAACCAGTCCCTGCCCATTCCTGAGCTTCGTCTATTCGTGACCAGTCTACTCTATTCCATGCTCCATCTTTATCTACGATACCAGTACCGATGAATCTTTCATAGAACCTTTCAAAGTATTGACTCTGTTGGTTAATGATATCATCAATAAGTTGCTCGCTAGTTACTTCGACTTGTTTACCATTTCTGGTTATTTTATGTGTTTTACCCTCATATTGGGATTTGTAATAATCTTCTGTTGCTTGTAATTCCTTAAAGTAGAACTCTTTACGCTCTTGATGAGATGTTCTTTCAAAGTTCATCTTCTTTTGAGCAAACATAAAGAGGTCTGTGAATTTGGTAATACCATTTGGTATAGCTTCCAATTCACCTTTAACTCCTATGGAAGTGAATAACTCCTCTACCATAGAGTTTTTTATAGCATCTTCAATTTCCCTTATGTTACCACCTGTCTTATTTATAAATGACATGGTACTAACTGGAACTTTAATAGTTGCCAATCCAGAATCTTTCTCATTTTTGACTGGTATCTGCATTTTATAAAGAAGGTCGAGGTCATGACCTGCCATTTTTCTGCCTATAGCATCTGGAAAGATAAAGGAATACCACCACTTGTGAGCGTTACTGGATTGGTCTTTTATGTCTTTTAAAAATCTGTTGAAGTTTCTTATGTCATCCCAAGTAGCTTCTTTGATAGAAGTTGTTGGGGATTGTTGCATATTCTTCATTACTGTATATAAATCTTCAAATCTTAATGTAGCTCCATCAGGCAAGTCTTTAAGCGTCTCTTTAATTTGCTTAATAGTTCCTGGGATATCTTTTGGTACTTTTACCTTGTCAATATCTTTAATATCCTTGGTTATTTCTACATCCCCTGCTTCATTTAACCTAAAAACTCTGTCTATTTCTACATCATGTATCTCAAGTGTTTCAGATTTGCTCTCTACATTGCCTAATTTGACATCATTTTTTTGTTTACTGAGGTAATCATAGAGTTTTTCTTGACTTACAGGAAGCTTTTCTGGGTTTTTAGTGTTTAATAAGTCAAAGGTATTACCATAGCCAGTCATAAACTCTTCCATAGTCTTAGAATTTATAGCATCCATGGTCCACATAAACTTAGGTGTACTAGTATTTTCATAAGTACGGAGCCAATTTTCTTTTTGGTCTCTTAATTCTTCTACTTTAGACCAGTCTTTTCTCTTTTTAGCAGAGGTAATACGAGCATTTATATTTCTAGTATAGCCCTCTCTTGTTGTTTGCTGTGGTCTAATACTGCCTAACAAATAGTTCTCATAATATTCGATAGCTATCTCTGGTCTTATTCCTAATTCTTTAGCGTAGCGAGTTATTTCTGACTTATCTTTTAATATACGCTGATTCATTTCAGCTTCTGTACGAAATGCAGGTTCTTTACTATTCTTATATGCGTGATTAAATCTTAATTTGATAGCTTCTGCGTGTCTTGTAATAATATCTCTTAAAATAGTGAACTTATTTTCTGGTCTACTTCTGGGTACTCTACCATTATTTAAATCTTCTACTGCTTTTTCTACTTGTACTGACCATTTTTCATTCTTTAGTATGTCTATATTCCCAGTTAATTCTCTACCTGCATATATTTCATTGGCAATCCTATTGATATCTTCATAAGGAACATTTCCACCTTTTAATGCATTTTCACCAGTTTGTTCTATAGCTTGTTCTAGCCTTCTTCCTTTAGCCATTAACTGCAAGGCACTCCAGACATCATAAGTATCATTTATTCTGTACTCTTTTTCTATATGAGCAGGTAGCCTACTTATTGGTTTTTCAGACCTGCCTTCAAACGCTCTTTCATTTGTGAATATAGAATTGAAAGTCTTTTGTATTTTTTTACCTTCTGCCAGTTGACCCATTTTAGCATATCTTTGCTCCAGTAATGTTAGTCCTTCTTCGTTAGGTTTGGACATTGCTTCAAATATAAAATCTCTGTAGGGCTTTCTTTGGGCTTTGGTTGGCATCTTTTCATCTACTTTCCTGAGTCTTTCTCCTTCTGTGGTTCTAAAATCAGGATGATTTGCCATCGCTTTTCGTACTGCACCATAGTCTACATGATAATAAACTGGTAGTACTCTTAAATTCTTTCGTGTTATATAACCTAATACACCATCTTCTTTAAATATTGTATTATTAAGTAGTCTAATAGATTCAGACATACTTTTGTAGTTAAAATGCTTTAATGGATTAACATCCAGACTATGTTGAGCCATATTATGGGCAATCTGTTCAATACTTGACATACCTTTTGGCTCAGTTTTAAAAGACTGGATTGCTTCGTTGACTTCTTGTTGGTTGTATGCTCTACCTTTTTCATAATTATATCCATATAGTTTGGCATTTAAGTCGATTAAGTGACGATATTGGAGTGTATTTTTTAAATCTGATAGTCTAGCAGGTCTAAATTTTCCATCTTTCGTCTTAAATACTATCTTTTTAAACGCTGATTCAAATATGATTTGTGCCATTTCTTGTGGCGTAGCCATTGAGTAGTAGTTGGCACTATCTGCTGTTCTACTATGGGCTTCTGTACCTACAACATAATATCCCATATCACTTTTTAAATGGTCTATGTCTGTTTTTCCTAGTAATGTACCTGCAAATTTCCCTCTGTAGTGGACATCTAATTCTAATTTACCTTTTTTATTGGTAATAATATCTGATAGAACAGTATTTAAGAAACTCTTGGTATTTACTACGATACCTAATCCTTTTTTCCCAGTTCTAGCACTCATTCCTGCTTTGCGTAATTGACCTGGAGACCATTGTGCAATAGGATTATTTTCTACAAAGTTAACATCTTCTTTAGATGTCTCACTTTTAAATAACTTATCAAACTTCTTTGCTTTATTTTCAAATAAGACCTGTTTTTTATCTTGCAGTCTTTCAAAGAAATTGTCATTTTTAATTAAGTCATTCATATAATTGTGAGGCATTCCTTGAAAAAAGAATACTTTATCCCCATCTACATCTGCACCATCTATATAAAAGTGGTCTCTAGAACGCATATAAACGCTCCAGTCATCTTGATACCTTACCTTTTTGCCATCTACACTTTTACTTTTAACAACATCGTTATCTACAAAACCATCAAATAGCAATGCCCTTGTTCCACTAATAGCATTAGCAGGAACACGCATTACTGCCATCATTAATTGTTGACGCATTTGAGCCATACGCTCTGGACTGCCTTTGCCTTCTTGATACTCATTATAAGCATCGTATAAATCAACTTCCTTACCAAACCACTTTATTTTCATTTTACCATGACTGTGACCTAGCTTAAAATGACCTACCTCTTTTTGAATTACTTCACCATCTTGATAGAAATCATAACTTCTATTTTCACGGATACCACCTGTAACAGCTTCCATGATTGGGTCCACACCTGCTACCCAACCACTACCACTATTTTTCCATACTGGATTGGTAAATTTGTCCATACGATACATATGAACTGTCCTGCTATATAAATTGTAGTTTATAATAGAACTAGCAGGATGATAACCACTACGTCTGTACCATTGTTCAAAACTATTAGCATATTCTTTTAATTCCTGCAGTACGGGAGCCTCAAATTCCTCTGTAGCTTCCATTTGTTTTAGCTTCTTGAAGATTTCCTTATTCAATTCTCTATGTAGAGGATGAGTTATGTCATTAATTACTTGTACAAAATGTTTATCACTTAACTCTGTTACATCAAAATTCTTAGGAATAGCAGTATTAGGGTTTTTAGACAATGCATCCATATACTCATTTGCTCTTGGAGTACCATGAACGACATCTTGATGTATAGCATCCATAAAATCTTTATATCCAGACCTAGACATTGTTAATCCTTCAAAGAAGGTATGCATCTGTTTTTTAATACTTACTGGTTTACCTGAATGAGCATCTCCATAGACACCAAAACTAATTCTAAAATCATCTACTTTCATCTCCATAGATGGAGTAGTGGCTTTTACCTTTTTACCCTTAGCATTGTAGATTTCTTGGTCGTATAAAGTGTACTTACCTTTATTATTAGATTGCCCTAGAAAGGTCTTAATTCCAGGAGGTAATGCCTTAACTGCACTAGTAGCAATAATCATCGAATTTGGGTCTTTTAGAGCCTCATTGTATCCCATACGGGACGCATGAACACCACCCTTGACTAAAAATAATGAGCCATCTGGCATTCTTATAGCAACGGCAGGTTTTAAGTGACTTGTTTCGTGACCTTTAAAACCATTTGCCTCTACAAATCTATTAAATAAATCACTATGCATGACTACCCAACCATCAATCTTACTTGTCCAAGCTTCTTCTACATAATCACCTTTAGCATTCCTAGTCCAAAACATTTCAGGTTCTTTGCCTGACACATTAAACCACTTACGAATTTTATCTGTAGCTTTAAGATTAGACTCTGTATCTACAATATGTATTTTTATCTTACCATCTGGAGCTATATCTTTAAATACTTCTGGGTCTGATTGAAAAAAACCTTTAGATGATAGCAATGCTTCTCTTTTTACTCTAGCGATAGCAGTTCTAAAACCAAAGTTCTCTTCATATAGGAAATTAGATTTAAAAGCTTTATTGTAGACTCCTCTTAGGTTTTGCTCTTTACCTTCTTTAGGAGTCATACCCATGGTCTTTAACCATAATTTATAATCTTTTTCTATGTATTCATTTAAAACTTTTAAGGGAACCTTACCCTTTTTACTTACTTTTTTAAGTATGTTATCTACTGTGGTATTTTTTGTCTTAGGATGATGTGGATATATTCTTTCAGCACCCGTGTCTTTCTTAGGAATTTTTAAGTAGAAACCACCTTCTTCTAATTGACCCATGACTTCCATCCAAGCTTGTTTATCCATAATGCCTTCCCACTTTTTAGTGGTAGGATTCCATATTCTATCATGTGGTTTAGCAACAAAGAATGAATTACCTGCTCTATCTACGACTTCATTAAATTCTCTAACCTGGATTTTATTTCCCCAGAGTTTTTCATACATAACTTCATCAGCAGACTTAGCTTCTGCTCCAGTTACTTTTCTTTTAAGAACATTTAACGAATCAAGCCATCCAGATTTCTTCTCTACCTTATTAAAAGATAGAATAGGTCTAGTTTTTCCCTGTTTTAAACGTGTAAAAGCCTGTATAAAGGCACCCTTAGTCTTAACATCGGGCTTTATTGTAGGGAATTTAGCTTCCAAAGCTACCATATAATCTTCTACAATCTCTTTTACTGCCTTATCTTTATAGCCAGTCTCCTTTAATGTATTGAAATACTCTATTGCATGAGTTAAAACATCTGCTTCGTTTACATCACTAGGTACATCTTTTTGCAATCTGTTGAATGACCTTCTAAGTAATGGTATTGAAGATGTTTCAGGTTGGTCTGACGCAACCATTTCATCAGCTACAAGTAAGTCCTCAGCAGATAATCTTAATTTTTCTGTAGGGAGTTTCTCGTAATATTCTGTTATTGCTCTTTCTAATGGGTCTGCAACACCAGATTTCATTTCTTTTATAGCTTCTGGGGACATTGAGTCAACAATTTCTTTAGCTTGACCTTCTAATTGCTCCCCTGCGTTCACTTTTTTCATAATACCTTCGGTAACTACACCCATATATCCTTGTCTACGATACTTTGTAGGTATTACATCTATTAATTCTGCTTGTGTTTCAGCTATTTCATGTGGTTCTAAATCTTTGACTTTTTTAGCTAAGTCTTTAGCTTTGCGTTCTAATGCTTTATTATAGCTACCTGATAATTCTGAGCCTAACACAACACTTGCTGTAGAGTCACCAGATTCTATTCTATCAGGATTGGTAGCTCTATCCCATATTTCACCTATATGATTATTGTATTTGTCTCGTATTATTTCCTGTGCTTCTTTAGGCATTTCAAGGTATTCAGTAGACTCTAACATCTTTCTCATGTCAGAAAACTCATACTTTAAAGTCACACCATCTTCTTGTTTTTCGTTGAACCTATTAAAAAATTTGGTAGCCATCTTTTCTGGAACTCCATGAGCACCTTTACCAAAGAAAGCACCTAATGCATATTCATAAAATTGAGTAGCTGTTGGAGCGCCTTGCATACTAGCCATACCACCTTGGAATCCTGCACCTAATGCACCTCTAACTATTTGACCACGATAATTATATAAAGTATCTGATAACTCTTTACTATGCTCCCATAATGTCCTTTTACCTGCATTCACTACTTTAGGATTGGCATGTTGCACCATATTACCTATTCGTACAAAATTACCTAAGCCACCAAAGAATCCACCTGCTACTGCACCAAACATAAAATTGTCTAGTTCATTATCTTCACCATCCCACATTCCACTTACTGTACTAGCTACTCCAAGATGAGCACCTTGAAACGCTACATCAGTTATTTTTTGCTTTAAAGTGATTTGTCCTTCTTTTAATGCTCCCTTTTGTAAATACTTACCTGCTTCAAATCCTGCTTTAGCCATAAAGTCTTTAGCTTTATCCTCAGCAAAATCAGCAACACGTAATGGTACAGACTTTTGTGTTTTTAGAAATGTACCTGCAGTTTTTGTTAGCCCACCAATACCACCTAACCCTGCACGAGCAAGTAAGCTACCTCCACCAGTTAATACAGAACCTGCTAAAGGAACTGCAAAACCTAATAAGTGTCCTGCACTATGTGCTATTGATTGAACTTCGTCTTGTGGGTCTTCAGCCCATCCACCCATTGCAAGTGGACCAAGAAATCCTTCTGTAAGACCAGAGCTAAATTGAGATAATACGCCACTTACACCTGCTTCTGGCAATTCCGTAGCTTCACTACTATGAGGAATGCCATACATCTTAGCATACTTCTCTAACTCTTTAGCCTCAGCTTGAGAAAAGTTCTGAGGTCTAAACCTATAACGCCTTAGCTTTTCCCTAGTTTGAAAAGGGGTCATTTACTGTCCTATTTTGCCTATCTGCTCTAATAAGCTATTGATAACATTAGCTGTATTGTCCCTTTTCTTCTTTTTAATAGGAGCTCTAGTAGCTTCCCAACTATCATAAAACTCTCTTTCTTCTGGAGAAACACCATAATACTCATCTAGTATAGTGTCATCATCTGATTCTAATAAGGTTTTAAAGCTTTTAATTTCATTGATAATATCTTTTGCTTGAGAACCACCTGGGTCTGCATCCCATGGACCATAACCACCATCTTTAAAATCTACATTATCTCTTTTAGCTACCATATCATCAAGTAGTTTAATTACTTTTTTACGCTTAGGGTCTCCATAAGGAAGTTTAGCTACTTCCATAACCATAGGTTCTAAGTGATTATCACGAGCATTGACATATCCTTCTATGATATCACCTTCATCTGTTCCCATCCACCATGATTCTGTAAAAAACTGACCTAATGCTTGACGAGTTTTCCTCACATTTGGATTATAACGTCTGGCATTCATCTTGTCTTCTTTCATCATAGCCATCTTCTGGTCTATTTTACCATATCTTCTATCACCTACTTCTAAGTCATCATCCAACTCAGAGTTTCTTATTTGATTTAATGAAGGTATCAATCCAGTTGTAAGACCTAATACTTGACTATCTCTTTGAAAGTTTTGAGTATCTTCACGATTAGCA